AACAACTTCTTTTAGATAAAGGTTGTTACCATTCGCCTTAACTCTTATACACGCTAAAGGGTGATTAATACCCCAATCAACTCCATAAAAAACGTGGTCATAATCTTGAATCTCATCTTTGTAAGTTGACCATTCAGGATAGATTATCTCTTTACCCTTAAACACTACCCCCCTACCATAGATAGACCACATACGCTCATCAGCAGTACCACTTGCTATGTTTATAGCAGTTGGTGCATAACCCTCAATTTCTTTGACTATTGAAGCTGGTAAGAATGGGTTGTCTTGAAACGTGCTTCTATACATCTTAACGTCTTCACGCTCTTCTAACTTATACACCCAGCTTTGAGGTGCTGATGGGTTGCAATCTAATATAAAACCCTCTTCACATCTTTGGTTTAACTGTCTAAATGTATGTACATATGTGCTTACTACTTCATTTATGTAGAATAAGTCATTTCGTAACCCATAAACACGCATAGGGTCATCTAATAAGCCTATAAAGGTGATGTTATTGCCGTTTAGTGTAGCAGTCATATCACTTTTATTAATCTTTACGTTTGGTGCTAAAGCTGGAAAGCCAAAGCCACAACATAAATTGGTAAAGTCTTTAAGGGTTGTACGCTTTAGATTAACCAAAGTGTCCCTACAAATAACTATCTCTTTACCAGTATTTTTAAGACAGTAAACAATTAACCATTGAATTGCTGATATAGTCTTAGATGACCTTGTACCACCTATTAAAACAATACCTCTATTGTTATAAATATTCTCTTCAATAAATTGGTAGTTGCTTGTTACTTCAATGTCTAATTTAGCCACCTTTATAAGTGTTTGATTTTATATTAGAAAGGGAGAATCTCACCCCCTTGTTTTTATGCTATTTCGTTATTATTCAAATGAGTTTAACCAATTCTTTAATTGCTTAAATGTATCAAAAGCTACACAACAACTATTGCTATCTAAACAATCATCTAAATTATCGCAACCATTAGCAATCCAAAAATTAGTGTTTACTCTTTGGTTAAAATCTCTTGATTCTATATGCCGACATATAAATGTCTCTTCTTTCCCTTTAACCTTGTAAATTCCTTTTGATATTTTTGTAACCTTCATAATAATTAATTTAGTTTTTGTCGTTGTTGACACTTCAAATATAAGTAAACTATATAGTTCTACCAAATAAATATATACTTTTTTTTAATGTTTTTTTTACTTTGTAGTGTTTACAAGGGTTATAGAGATAATTTTTTTTTATTTTTAGATAGTCATTTACTCGCCCAGCTGGTAATTGTCTTTTTTATTGGTAATTACGTTAACATTCAACTCTGTTACCTTCTCTTCAACCTTTACCTCTTGCTTATCAGTTAAGCCATTTAGCCTTTGCGTAATAGATGCGTTGTATTGACCAACTGAGCCACCCTCTATTTGGTCATTCCTAATTTCATCAAGTATGCGCATACAGATACTACGATAGGCTTCGTATGAATTGTCTGTATTATTAAAATAATGATGCACAGTAAAGCCTACTGTATGACAATACGCTCTAAAACCTGACAATGTTAATGGTCTTTCTAATAGTTCGTATTCGCTTCTTCCCTCCTTACCTACAAAGGTGTGTTTTTTTCGTGGGTTGTCCTTTACATCTTTACGATATACTTCAAACAACTCTAAAAGTTTTTCGGGAGTTTTTATGTACTTCTGCTTATTAGGTGGCTTCATCGTTTCTTTTTAATGGTTTTTTCTTTTGCCCAGCCACTCTTATAGCTTTCTGCTCTTATCTCTTGCATTGCTAAATAAAGCATATTTTTAGCATCTTCAATGGTTAGAATGTCGTTTTTAAAGTCAGCTAACACACTTTTAATATCTTGACAGTTTTCTATCCTTCTATCTTTACGCTTCATTAGTTCTGCATACTTCATTTTTTTATTTTAAAGTAGTGAGTAAATAGTATAGATTAATCCTACAATGATAAACCTAATAATAATAGGTGTTAGTTCTTTGGCAGTCATTACTCTGCTCTCTAAGGCGTTTATTTTCATATGTGGTAAGAAAGCTATAATGAATCTATCTAAGTAGCTTACAGTTAGCTGGAGTACCATTAAAACGATTCCTAAAAGTATTTGTGATATGTATTTTAATTTCTTCATTTTGGTAAGATACTAATTATTTTTCATTTATTTTAATTGGTCTTTCTATCCTATACTCTAAACTCTCCCTATTTATGGTTAGTTCAGAGCCTTGTGATGTGTTTATATAGAGTAAACCATCTATTGAATCTAAACACTTTGAATCATAAACAAAATGCTTAACAAACAATTCATTTTTCACTTTATACTCAATTACAAACATTGCTTCATTTTCCATATTTTATCTATTTAGTTGATAATGTAAACTATCTCTAACAGTTGTAATTGAGTTAATTCTTTCATCTAATGACTTTATGTAGTCACTTATCTCTATACTATCATTAGACACATAATAACCTCTGCTGGTAGCTAACAATAAAGGTATAATATTGTTTGCTCTTATGTAGTGTATTATTTTTCTTAATCTTACATCTGAAATTTTATATCCCATTGCTTTTAACGCTTTACAAATAGCACTATTGGTTATAGCTTTGTCTTTACCTTGTTTGGTATTTAAGCCTTTTACAACAATAGGTAATAATGTATCTAATTCGTATTCGTTTAATTCTTTTGTTCTGTCCTCAAAATTAGTTATCATAGCTTTTAATTTAAAATAAATCCCAGCAAAATATGGGAGTAGACTCTCCAACATAAATTGAATGTACATTATAATTAAAGTATTCTAACGCTTCTTCTTTAATCATAAAATTCAATTTTTCGTTTATTATCTCTATACATTTAGCTACTGAATAAATCAATCTCATAGAATGCTCATCTATTCCTATTATAGCACCATCAAAACCATCTGCTTTTAGTAACTCTTGTCCTTCGTATAATTCTATTAATTTTTCTAACATAATTTAAAAAAAAATGCCCTCACTATTTAAAGTAAGGGCGTATTATTAAAATGGTAATCCTGAGCCATCATCTACAATAGGTGTAGATTGTTCTACCTTGTCACATCTCCAATGACTTAAATTATTATAGATTTTTCCGTTGTACTCTTTGCCTCGTATTGAAAACTCTACTTCTACATTATCCCCTACTTTATTATACGAAATAAAATTGTCAACGTGTTCTGCATACTCTGCTTTGTTGTACATATTAAAGCTATACGGTGTAGTATATCCGTTGTCACTTGTTTCAGTTACTGTGTAGTCTAAAACAACTGCTCCGTTATCTAATGTTTTCTTCTCTCCTATCTTCGTGATAGTTCCTTTCATTTTGTAATTCATTTTGTTTAACTTTTTATCGGTTATTTGCTAAATATAAGCATTTTATTTTAAACTATTATTTGTTTTTGTTTATGATTTAAAATTGTTTTTAAAACATACTGATTTGATTTTGAGCAACTTCTTTATAGGCATTCGCATTAAAAGTTAATATATTTATGTTCTTTTTGTGTTCTTGTCCAATATACTTGTAACTTTTAGTTACGCTTTCCTTTCTTAATTTTAAACCATTATCTTTTCCTTCTTCTAATAGTTTTTTGTTTGTTTTTTTTATTTGATTAATATTATTATTTTGATTTGTTAAAAGCCAATTATTATCATTTCTAACCATACCTTTAAATAAAGAAGGATTTGAAGTTTTTATATATAGTGTTTTATTATCTTTTTTATACATAGAGCCAAAAATATTAAGTATTTTAATACCTATACCTAAACCTTGAAAGTCAGGTAAAACTACTAATCTGCTAACTCTAAAAGCGTTTTGTATTGTTCCACTTGGCATTGGTAATATAGCAATAAAAGCAGCTGGTTTATCATTAAACAACATTAAAAAACATTTAGCCGCTTTATTTAAATCTTGACTTAAATAATGATGTTGCTTGAATATATCCCAAGTTTCATATCTACATCGAAATACCTGTAATTCAATTTTTGGTCTTTGCCTTCGACAAGACGCTTTCTCAAGACGCCCTTTTAATGGTGAATAAGTCCAATCTGGTAACAACCATTCCATAATATCAAAATGACACGATGCAAGTATTATTTTTTTATTGTATTTTCTAATATACTTTTGTAAAGCGTTACTCATTGCTTTTGCTACATCTCTATCAACCACACTTGTAAATTCATCAATTAAAATAACTTCGTTTTCAGAGGCTTTCCCAACTTTATAAGCCAAAGAGGCTCTATATTGTTCGCCATTACTTAATAAACTAAATGGTCTTAACCAAGTTGGTACAGAAGCCAAACCCATTGCAGATAATAAAAATGTAGCTTCTTTAGGTTCTAACCAATCAAAATTACTAATTAAAGGCTTATTTTCATCAAATTTATCAATAGTTAAACTACCAAATTCTTTTAATAAAGTAGTTTTACCAGTTCCAGAACCGCCATAAATAACACCTATATTCCAATCAAATGTTTTACATTCACTAAAGTTAATAGGTATTTTTACACTTGTCTCTTCTTTGTTTTGTATATCAAATGCTTCGTAAACATATTCAGTATATTTGTCATTTATTATCTTATTTTTTCTTTCAATATATTTCATCGTTTTATTTTAAAGTATTATAGTACACTCTTGCTAACTCAACTTTCTCTTTAATACGTTTTATGTCTTCACCACATAATGTTACATCAAATGATTTTACACGCTCCCAAATTGGGATAGCTGATAAATCAAAATAGGCTCTAACCTCATCTTCAACCTCTTGGCTTACCTCTCCAGCTTCGCCACGTTTCCAGCTTACTCTTCTCATTTCATCTAATATAATCATCTCAGGAGTAGGTACAAGACAATAGCTTAAATAGGCTTGATGTATGTTTGTGAGCCAACAGTATGCTTTTAGTTGCCATTTGTAATTAGTGTTCTTTAATTCATTATCAAAGAATGGGAATGTTGATGCACTCCAGCTTGTTTTAACATCAATAATAAATTCATCGGTTATTACATCGGGAGTACCTTTTACATAATCGTTTTCAAAGTGTTCATTGTTCTTGTAAAGACATTCTTTATCCATCATAGTCTCAACCAACTCAATACTCAAATGTTCTACTTCATTTCCCTTATCAAAGTATTTTGAATTAATCTCTTTTTTGACACCATAATTATTTTCTAACCATAACTCTTTAATGTAAGTCTTAGCACCAATAGATAGTTCAGGCTTTGCATCTCTTTTTTCAATTAACGAATCTCTTAACTCTGCTTGTTTGTCAGTCAACTTAATTTTAGATAGCAACCCCTCTAACGTGAGAAGTTGCTTATCTGTAATTTTATTCTTTGCATCATCTGACATTATTTTACCTAACTGCGATGCTCTTATTTTTAGTTCTGCCATCTTATAATTCTTTAAGTTTTAAAATTATTTCAATGTCTTCATTACTTAACTTTGAGTAAATATCAAATAGTTTACTTCTAAATCCTAAAGGCTCTTTTTTACATATACCATCATCAAATAAGGTAGCCTTTCGGTATAAACTTGTATCAATTAAAGTTAATTTGTTTATTAATCTATTTCTTTTTTCTGACATCTTATAATAGTTTTAATGATGCTTTTTGTACATCACCTAATTCAAAGCCTTCTAACATCTTTAAAAATGCCTCTTTAGTTATGTCTCCGTCTTGCACCTTATCAATACCTTTCTGAAATCTACCTTTTGAAATAGCTGGTTTATCTTTGCCATAGTTATTTAAACCAACGCTCACTTTGTTTGGTATTTGTTCGCCACTTGCATCGTTATCTAAGTCTGTCACTATACCCAAAATCGAACTCAATGAGTACCTTTTTAAATAAGTCACGGCACTACCCAAAACTTGAAAATCATTCATTTTAGCTAACTTAACGTCTTGTGGTATATCTGTAATACTTTTAATTGTTTCACCAGTTTCAACGTGGAATAAAATAGTTTCTATTGTCTTACCATTTAGAAGTTGCGTAAAGCCTAAACCATTCTTTTTAAGTAGTGGATTAATTACCTTAAAAATAGTCGGTAAGTCGCTGTAAGTATATCCGTAACCTTTAGTTGCTTTGTGGATAGTTGGACACTCTTGTTGAAAGTTAGCAAGGCTTTTATAGATGCTTTGTTTTCTGTCCTCTAAAATTGATTCAAATGTTTCTTTACTCATAATTTCTAAATTTTATTTTTGTTAAACTCTTTTAAATCGGCTTCAATCTCTTTGGCTATTATGTCTACTGCATAATTAACTGCCGTTGTATTATTTGATTTTAACCCCAGAACTTTCATCTCTTTTTTAATGATGTCTAAGTTCCTCTGACTTGGTGCGTATAAACGCATTTTTTTGTTTTCCATTTTTACTTTGTTTTTGTTTATATTATTGAAATCCTAAATTCATATCCTTTTCCTCTTCTGACATTTCTTCTATCTGCTCTTCTGTAAATCCGTTACACAAAAGCAATGTTTCATAATACTCTTCTTTACTCATAGTTTTAAAATTATGGGAGGAATTTCACCTCCCTTTGTTTTGTTACTTAAATAGATGTTTGTTTTCCTCCCACCACTTTTTAGCTTCAGATTCTGATTCAAACTTTTTGTAAGGCTTTCCACTTCCTGTTACTACATTTGGAGCTTTTCCTAAAGAGCCTAAATCAAGAATTCCAACTAACAGCTCGTAATCTCCGTTTTTTCTTTTTGTTACTGTTCCTGTATTCATATTAATAGTTTTTATTATACCATATCATTCGTTCAATGGCATACACAAATATATATATACTTTTTCGTTCTACCAAATAAATATATACTTTTTTTCAATTATTTTAAAAGTTTTTTGTACTTCTCAATAATAGCAAGTAGTTCAGAGCGTAAATATTTTTTAGTAATATGCCGATTTTCTTCTAAATACTCTACTTTTTCTATTCCTATCTTTTCGATTAAGTTAATCCGATACTCTAATAAATTACCACTAAGAAAGGTATTACAGTATTCACATTGCAAGTGAACGTTATGCTCGTTAAAAGTTAGAAATTTACTTTTCCCTGATGCTATATAGTGACCAGCGTTAACTTTTTTAGGTGTAGGATTCTTGCAAGAGATACAAGGTTGTCCAGCATCACGCTTTCTTATCCAAGAATTAAACACTATTTGGGTAGACTTCATTAAAGATTGTAAAGTTTCAGCTTTCTTTTTTTTTGATTTAGTTTCTTTTTTAACTCTCTTAAACATCTGAGCCTTTAAAAACTCAAAGTATAAATCATTACACTCATCTTTGGTGCAGTATTTTCTATTGAATTGTCTTGGCTCAAAAACTACTTTACAATTCTTACACTTCATTAGCTTAGTATTTTCATCATTTTTTTAATAGATAACATACCTTGACATTCGTTAAAAGTATATTCTGCTAACTTCATATAATTTAAGTCAGATTCGTAAAACTTCAATAGGAGCGTTTTAAGACACTTTCTCGCACTCAATGGTAGTAATATACTCCCAAATCTATTACGTATCTTAAAATGGCTCTTATGTATCTCTAAATGGCTTATAAGTAGTTCGTAACTATAAACCTCATAATGAACGTCTGTTATTTTATTAAAAGTTATCATTGTGTTTTATTTTAATTTGTTTTTCGATTAATGGCTCGGCTTCATATCTAAATCCGTTTTTAAATTCGTAGTATTGCCCAGTTTTTACATCGTAGCTTAGTGATGTTGCACCTCTTATTCCCACTATCTTTGGCTTTGCTTTCGCTATAATTATAGAACTGCTATTACTATTAAAATCTCTATCTACAATTATGATACTTTTACCATTGTTACCCCATTCTGAGCCACCCTTTAAACTATGTATGTCGGGTGCTATTGTTTTACCCTCTTTGTCTTTTCTTGCTTTTGTTGGGTGTATTACAGTATGAAAGTGCATCTTTGAGCGTTCTGCTAATTCATTTCTAAAACTTAACGTGTCTTCGAGCCATTTGTCTTCCCTTGCAAAACCCTCAACATCGTGGCGCATATAATTCCAGCTATCAATTACTGCTGAAAATACACCCAACTCTTTTTGGTTGTCAACGCTGAACTGCCAAAACTCTTTAGGTGTTAATGCTTTTGAATTAGTTTTTTTTTTAGGGTCTAAAATCTTAAAGTATTCCATCACTATTGGTAGATAATGTGCTATTTCACTCTCACTAACTCTATCTTGAATTAGCACTCTTTCACCTAAATCATTATAGTAAAACTCATCAAATTGCTTACCACTTAGCTTGTGAATTAATTGACCAACAACCTCCTCAATAGTACCAGCATCAGGCATATGTATTAGATGCTTATGTCTATAATATCGTGAACAATTTTTTAGTAAGTCTAACAATAACTCGGTTTTACCACTACCAGCGTACCCAGTCCAATCAGTACAACCACCCTCTTTTATTGAGTAGTGTTTAGCTAATGACTTGTAACCTACAAAGTACGTTTTACCCCCACCATTCAAGTAAAAATTCATTAATCTATCTTTAATTTCTCCCTCTTTTACAATGTCCATTATTGTTGTGTTTTAATAATTTCTAATTTTTTTTGCCCTAATTCCCATTGCTCTAAGTCTGTCAAATCTTTAGCTTGTTGTTTAATTGGGTATTGTTTTTTTAGCCAAGTGTTTGCAGTTAAATATAAGCTGGTGTACTTATTATTCTTAGCAAAGTTTTCAATAGCATCTAAAATTTCATTAATTTGAATTTTTGACCAATGTACACTTAATTTTTTAATCTCTTTTTTACTTATGCTTAAATGTTTAAACGCTCTGTATATATCTTTATCTTTAACATTATCTTTAACATTAACATTATCAGGTTTTTTAGGTTTGATTAGGTTATTTTTTAACCCAATAGGTTTTTTAGGTTTTTTTTGTAGTGGTGGTCTACCTCCCAGCTTTCCATTTTCCCTACTTTTTTCTGCTCTAACCTCCCACTTTTTTAAATCACGCTTTAGATTTTGCTTAACTGACTCAAAAGCAATGTCTATAATTAGGTTTTTTGTCGTTGGGTTTTGGTCGTTAATATATCTTAAATAATGCTTGAAAAATTCCCCAGCAGTTTCATTATCCATTTTTTCGATTGTATGGATAATGTCGCAATAAAGCAAGACCGATTTTTTGTTTTCTGCCATAATGTTTTTTAATATTTTAGTTCTAAAAAAGTTTTAATGTCACGAATGTTATTTCTATAAACCTTATCTCCAGTAATCGTTAAATTGTGATGACATTTTATACCATAAATAACTGTTGCGTGGTCACGATTAAACATTAATCCTATCTTAGTAAAAGATAGTTTTGTATTTTCCTTTAAAAACCACATCAGGTAGTAGCGTTGATGCACTAAATACTGCTTTCTGCTTTTTTTTCTAAAATCCTCCAAGTCTATTATCTCGCATATTCTTGGAATCCAATTTGTTTGGCGTTTATACTCTGCGTATGTCATTGTTTTAATATCGTTTGCTTCCATTATATTTCTACGTTTATTTTATTTACTAACTCATCTATCTCAAGTACTATCGAATTAAAATAGTCTTGCTCTTCTTTGTCCATTAAACGACCAATAATATTCAATTTTGATTCTATTGTTTTAAGATAGTTATTTGTCTTTTGTTTTAACTCTTGTTTAAAAATAACTGCTTCTGAAAGTTCATCAATGGAGTGTATCAGACTTTGGAGCTGGATAAATATTTTTAAAGTTGTTTTAATGTCTTTCATTTTTTTAATTGTTTTATAGATTTTGGTTTTAGTTGTTCTCTTATGTTTTCTGCAATCTCGTTAAATGTACTTGGCTTAACGTGTACTGTACTTTTAACCTTTGGAACATATACATTTTCTAATGTACTTTCTTTCTGCGTATTAAACGCTCTTTGAATTTTAAAGTTTGTATTCATCTTTTAGCTTATTAAAATTATTATTGATATAGCTATTCCTAAAATAATAGCTGTCACTACTTGTATTTTGTCGAATGTACTCATAAAATCTCATTATATAGTTCTTGTGCTTCATTCTCAGCGATTCTCTCAATCTCGTAAACAATGTCATCTTTAAGTTTTTTGCTTACGTTAAGACTATCTAAAGACTCTCCCTCGACCCAAATGTCTTGTATGTCATAATCAACATATCTTTCGCTCTTATCAAAAGAAAGTTCAAAATCAACTGAATATTCTTTGCCACTTTCATCAATGAATGTCAATAGTCTCTTATTGTCGCTTGTTTCAATGTCAACATCGTAACCTTCTATTAGTTCGTGTGACTTAACTATGTACCGAGTGCCTATTGCATTTAGAACTGCCAAGTCGTGGTTTTCGTAATATTTTCCGTTAACTGAATAAATTTGCATAATAGTTTTTTTAAGTTTAAAAATTATGGGAGGCTTTCACCTCCCTTTGTTTTTATATTAATTTTAAGTATTTATTAAATAAATTCTTTGCGTGATTTTCGTCTTTACACGACAATTTCATAACCCATTGTGGCACTATTAATCTAACGGTATCTTTACCAATGTTTTCTAAAAGCCAATCAGTTTTTTCATTGTCTAATATTAATTCATAACCAACCCATTTGTCGTTTTCGGAAATTGTCATAGACATTACGTTATGTTCCCAATAAGTATAAACTGCCATATATAAACCCTCAATATCAGCATAAGATTGATAGCTACCTATAAGATTAGAAGCAGTATTTAAAATTGTTTTCTTTGTGATATGACCAGAGTTTTCTTCCCATTCCTCATTTAAAAATTCTCTAACGTTTTTCATAATAATTAATTTAGTTTTTGTCGTTATTGACACTTCAAATATATATATACTTTTTCAATAAACAACACTTATTAACAAAAAAGATGCATTTATTTACAATTTAATTTGTAACTACTTGATAATCAAGCATAAAAAAACCTCATTAAATTAATAATAAGACTCTTTTTGTTTATGATTAGAGTAATTTAGAATAAATGAGTAAGCCTTGCTATTTGTCCGTTACTCTTTGAATGAATAAATGCCTCGACTGCTTCAGGAGAAATATATCCGTTTCTATTATGCCACGAATCACTTACGCTTGGACTTCTTAAACTTTCAACTGTTACATTTATGTAGTCTTTAGCAGTTTTATGATGTATGTGATGCGTATAATAATATCTGTGTTCGGATTTTACCCACATATCTTTAGCTTCAATACTCATTAAATTACCCAAGTCTTTTTCCTTTGCTCCATCTCCGTGAGTAGTACCTATTAATGAGTTCCCATATAAAGTATATTTTCTATGAGAAATAGAACAGTCAAAAGTTACATTTTTAGATAGTCTAAAATGAGATTCTATTAATTGTGCCAAGAAAAACCCACTTTGATAATCGTGGTTACTTGGGTTAAATATAAAATGCACATCAGCAACTTGCATAAGCATTTCAATTAAATCAATATAGAGGTGTTTAGCAACTAAAAAGTTATCATACCACATTCCATCGGTGTCTTGTGATGTTCCTGATGTAGTTTGTCGTTTTGGATTGTCAGTATGTAAAATGTCATTTCCTGCAATAAAAATAATTTTATCAATAGAAAACCCACTTGATTTATCTAAAAGACCTTGTACACCACTTAAAACTCTTTTAACTGCTATTTGTTGATTGTAATCTTTACCCACCTCAAATTTACTACAAAGTTTCCCTAAGTGAATGTCTGCTGGGTCAACTACTAAACAATGACTATTTTTTGATTGCTTTCGTTTTATAGTTGGGTATTTAGGAGAGTAGTTTTTACATTCTTTTACAATGTCATTAAAAAGACTTTCAATCTTTAACTCTTCAACTGTTTTGAAATTTGGATTTTTAACAAATAAACTTGCTTCATCTGTTTTTATCCACGCTTGTTTTACGCTTCTTGGGTCTAACCCATTTGCTTCAGCCTCTTCTTTTAATCTTCTATAATTATTCAAAGCATCTAACTCATCGGCTTTTAGTCTTGGTCTATATTCCTTTTTTTTCTTATTCATAATTTTAACAATTATTTTTCGTAATATAATAAAAAAACCCCTCACAAAAAAATGCAAGGGGTTAAAACTAAAATTATGAAAATCTAATTAGAACAATTAGACGTTCACAAATATAATGCTTTTTTTTTAATAATTAACGTCTAATCAAAAAAATAAAAAATATTCCCACTAAAAACCCAATAATAAACAATAACACATACACTTGCCAACCCCCTCTTTTGTTGGTTTGTCTTGTTTTTACTCGCTCGTTTTTTGCTTCTGATTTTATTACCTTAATATTCTCTTTTGATTTTAAACGTATCTCTTGCCTTGTTTTAGGGTTTTTGATGTACTTGTACTTAAATTGTATTAAAGTGTCTGTCGTGGTCTTAAAATAGGTGTAGCGTACAGTATCGTTAACTACATAAGGAATAGAGTCTATTGTAGCTATTGTTATCGTATCAGTTATAGTTTTTTCTTGCAAAATTTCAGGTTTTTTTTTAATTGCTTTCTTTAAGTGGAATGTACTTGAGCAACTTGATAATAAAAATACAACTATTAAAAATCTCATTATTTTAGTTTTAAAATACCATTAAAGATAGCTTGTGATATTCTATCTTGCTCTGTCATTAATATTCTACACTCTCTTTCATTAGTCATAAATGCACACTCAATTAATACTGCTGGGCAATATGTTTTTTTTATTATGTAAAAGTTAGCTTCTTTTATGCCTCTATCTTTAAATTCAATCATTTCTTTAATATATTCAGAATGAATGATTTTAGCAATTTTATCTGACTTTGTTTTTCCCTTAGAAGTAAATATTTCAAATCCGTTTGCCGATTCTTTTGTAAATCCGTTTGCGTGAATAGAGATAAGTATAGCTTCTTTATTTTTAGAGTAGATTTTATTTACTCTTTTAACCCTTTCACTTAAACTAATATCTTCGTTTTCGGGAACTAAAATAGTGCTATCAATGTTGTTATTTTCGCATAGATTTTTAACTCTTAAAACTATTTCTCTATTAAATACTCCCTCAAATAGTTGTGTGCCATCTGACCAAATTGGTGAGCGTTTACCTGATGTTAAATATACACCATCAACTTTGCCACTATGCCCATTATCTAAGATAATCATTTAAGCATTTTTTTAACGTCTTTTGCTTTGATTATGATAGCTTTTATCTTATCAATAAAACTACACCCTTTTACAGATTTATAGCTTTCATCAATGCTTTTTATCTCAATTGAAATCATCGCTAAAGCTATAAATTTGGTACTTATATAATCAACATCAACTGCTAACATAGTCAAATCGTTAATAATAAAAACATCACTCGCATAAACAAGCATAATAGCACCAACATAGCTTACTAATTTAGGCACTAATCCAAATCTTATTTTTTTAGATGTAATGTCTTCTTTTAGTTTGTTAGCTTTCCATAAACCAGCAATTGTATCTAAAATGGTTGACAATGCAACTAAGATTATTATTCCCGAAATAGGTGAAAAAAAGACTGTAATAACTTTTAAAAAAGTAGCTAAGTAATAGATGATTATGTCTTTCATTTTTTGCACTTGTTCTATCTTACAAAGATAAGGTTTTTAGTTGTTAAAAATTTAACATTAATATAATTTATTAAGTATTGATTGGCTCGTGTAAATTTGGTCATTCGTTTCAAGGTTTACAAATTCCCAAGTTACACTCAAAGTATTGTCTATTGTAGTATTTATTGTTTCGTTGTCTTGGAATAAAAACCCACAAATTAAACGGGGGTTGCTATCTCTTGGATGAGTGAAATTCGCATTAGTCATAATTGTACCACTTGCTCCAATAGTTCTAATCACAAAATCAATTTCAAGTTGCCAAGGTAAATTAGTTGCGTGTTCTCCCAAAACTAAACCTGAATCAGCCAAAATAGTTGCTCCGTTTTTAATTCTAACTTGCATCGTTGTACGATTACCACCACCAGTTAAATGACACAACCCACCTAACTTTAAGTGGTAAGTGCTACCAACTTCTAAAGTGTTTGCTGGTATTAATAAAGACCCAACCCCAACACCTAACAAGTCTTGCTCTGTTGTGTTGTTAATCGTTGTGCCTTGTGCCGTTTGTGAGAATAAACCATAACCAACATTGGTTAACGCTCCAGTTTGACTAAACTGCCCTAAAATTGAAGCTAAGTAGGTTTCTAAAGCATCAGCAGAAGTAAAAGCTGACCCAGTCCTAAAATCTAAAATATCAGCGAATGGAAAGTTGTTCCTATCTAAACCTATAATATTTGTATTTAAAGCTAACGTAGTATTACCATTTGGTTGTTTAGGATAAAAACTAAATACATCATTCTCATCTCTAAAATATTTTATACTATCCAAACTTTCGCAGATATACATTACATCGGTAGCACTTTCAACTACTGTAAAAAAATTACCTATTGCTCTAAAATTAACTGCCATTATTTTTTATTGTAAAATGATTTATCCGTTTTTCTTCTATCACCAAAAATAGCAGTTATTCTTGCTCTTCTATCTTTAGTTATATATTCAACCTCTGCACTTTCTTCAAGAACAACTGGTTTATCTAAAATTAAATAATCGTGATTGTATCGGTTGTGGTCGCTTATAAAACAAGTGTCTTCTGTTAGCAAATGAAAATCTAAAATACGTCTACTAATACCTATTGTCAATGGGTCAGTTAATAGCGTGTATGTGTTTAGGTTTTCTCTCGTTGCCTTAACAACACTTCGCCCTTTATCAATAAAATTAACAATGTCAGTCTTTGGCTCTCTATTCCCAAAAAATGCGTTAAATCTTACTGAATCTCTATGATTTGAGTTGGTAAAGTCTAAATTTAAAGGTTGAAAAAAACTATTGAAATTTGAGTAAATTCTAACAGTACCTTGAGCATTGTCTATTGAATAGCTTTTTAACTCATAACTTCCCCAAGTAAAACCAGCAGTAATACCAGCTATTGTGTAGTTTATTTTTACAAAATACTTACCTATTCCGTATGTTGTTAAAACTTTTTTCCACTCATATATAAAGCCTTGTGCTAAATTGTCCTCAGGATAACTACCAGCTTCTCCTAAATTAGTCAATGTATTACCATTGCAATCTTCCATTGAGATAGTAATAATATCACTTGCATCAGATTTTTTTATAACTACTCCTAAGACATCGTTTTTATAGCTTTCGGACTCCGTTAAATGTGCTAAAACCAATGTAGGCTCACAACAACTTTTAACACCTCTATTCTCTTCCTCAAAGCCTTTAGGTATTCGTATTACGTTTAAATTTTGTTTAAATCTGTTGTTCATTAGAATATAGAATAAAAGTTATTTGTGTTCGTTTCAATGAATGATTGACTCGCTGATTTATCTGCTCTATAATGTATTAATTCTTGCATCATTCCACTATGAAGTAAATTAGATAATCCATTATTTTTTAAACCTAAAGTGGTTAGTTTTGCTGGTGTTCCTATCGCATAATTAACAACACCAACATCAGTACCATTTCTACGCATTGTGACATTGTTATTTAATGACTCTCTTCGTGTTGTTAGTAAAAAATCACCACTATTTGTTTGGGTTGTTGCGTGTTCATTACTTCCTGAGTCTTCCATTCCTGAAAGCATTGAGTTATCACTTGACCACAACATACAAAATGGATTTGCACTAACATTAGAGCCTAATGATAAACTTGTTATTCCAGCACTCAATCTATCAAATACAAATGACTCGTAAAAATCTTGACCTACACTTACACCATTATCTAAAGACAAATAATCATCTGCAAAACTAACTGCTGGTAAACCATTTGATGATAAAATAACACTCCCAGCGTTCATTATCATAGGTTGGTCATTTTGCTCTGTCATCGTTGCATTGTTTCCGTTACCACTTTGGTCATACCATTTAGTTACATACGCCCTAACATCACCATCTGTACCAGTAAATGCGTACATCTCTTCTAAATCTAACACATTACTTGTTGAAAATGGAATGTCTTGCTCTGTGTTATCTGAACTTCTCCTAACTCTAATACAAGCACCACTATATATAGCACTACTTGCCACTCTTCTTAGTGAATAAGCAACCTCTGCCTCTTTACTCAGATTTAATATTTGTCCCCCAGTATTTGCATCTGAGTAAATTCTTGTAGATACACTAACCTTATCTACATCAATATAGTTAGTGTCTATTTTACATTTTGCAGTTGCAATATTTCCAACTATTTGTAAATCTAATGCAGTTGCTCCAGCAATAGGCTTTAATGGATTTGGTACTATGCCACCTTGATTTAAAACTGAACTGATAACCCATCTATTGCCACTTTCAAAATCTTCAATTGTAACCTCTCCCCACGCATTTAAATAGTTGTAATTCCAAATGTTTACGCTTGTCATTGTGTGTATTTGGTCATCTAATAAACTCGTAGAATTTTGACCTAAAGAATCAATTAAGAAAGTGTTTATAGTTGTTACATTTGTGTCATCTTCATATGTTCTTATACCAGCTTCATAGTTATTAAAATCCTCAACACCATTTACGCTTGTATAATAAGATACTCTAATAATCCAATTACCACTATTAGAATAGTGTTGCCAATCTTTGTTAAATCCGTTATTTGATTGTGTGATGTTAAAAAAGTCATTATCTACACCACTTTGTGCTAACCAATATCTCCAATCATTTAGATAGCCATACTTTAATTGTATTCCATACTTTCCTGAAATGTCTAAACTTGGTTTTCGTTTTAATTCTATGGTATTTCTGTCGGTTGTTGGTGGCAAATTAAACCCTCTATTTAAAGTGAAATTAGGTTGAAATTGTCCATTAATATTTACGACATTAGCAAAGCTAAAAAAGTTGTTTTCAAGTGTAAACTCTTCATTTGTTACTGTATTATATGCAAATATTCTTGTTCTTATACCTTCGTAATCTACGTTATCAATTAAACGAAAATCAGAAGTGTAAAGCATATCATCTTCAGTAGTTGTTTGTGGCGAAGATTGAAGCGTTATATTATTGTTGTTATGGTCAAATAAAGACTGACTTACAACATCGGGTATTTGCACTCCTTTAATTGGAGCATCTATGTTGTCAGAATTAAATATCTGTAAACTTACTCTGTCAGAAAATTGACCAGCACCAGTATTAAAATTATACAAACTAACCCATATAGTGGTAAGTCTTTCGCCATCGGGAAATTGACTAAAATATGCTTCAGCATTTGCATTTGGTTTAACAGTACCACTTACTGTTAATGTGCCTGAGTTTTGAGTAAATTGTAAATTTGTTAAATCCCAACCAGCACCAGCACTATTTTCATAGCTTGAGTAAATTGTTAAGTCGGGTGTAGTTGAATGTGTAAAGTCAACTTCAGGAGCATTTACTATTAAGTTTTGACCTAAATTAGTGTTAAGATTTTGATATACACTACCATCAACTGGTCTGAATAACATACCTATTCTATACTTACTTAGTGTAGTGTTTTGAACTGATTGAGTTATAGTAGCAACAAAATTTGAACTATTAGAATAATCTACTGCATCAATAACATTGCCTAATAAATCTGTCCAAACAATTGATGTTGTAGCATAGTTGTTTACACCTCCGTTAAAATTCTCATTAAACCCACCAGTATTAGCTTCTATATTTGAACTTTGACCACTTAACACACCATTAGGGTTTCCATACTGAGCAAATGATTTAACCTTTACAAAGGGTGCTAAACAATTTGTGTTATCATAGTAGTTAGGCTCTGAAAATCCGTCTTTAATAACTCCCCATTGAAACATTGTATAACTTATTTTCCAATCTTTCCAACCATCGTTACCATTTGCTACATATTCAAGCGTTATGTCTTTTAGTAAACCACCTGATTTGTCACCTAATTGCACCATAGACACAACATCAGTAACACTCATTGTGTTTACTGTTGGATAATGTAATCTATTCGTACTACCATCAATTACAGAGTTAGCTGAAGTAGTCCCGTTTTGTGTTAAATTTATAAAAGTTTCTATCGCATCAGGTACTTTATCAGCAATTATAGACATTCCAGTACGCACACCATTTGTAGGGAAAACTTGATTATCTGCATTACTTGGCAATGGAGTAGTTATAAATAAATTATTCCCATTAACGAAGTCTATTACCCTTGAATAAGTAGAATTAACACCACTTTGTATTGCAGTCCAATTAATATCTATTGTGTCCCCAGCAACGAATCCTAACGCTCCAAAATCAACCCCTTGTGAAGTAATAAAATGTTGAGTTCCAGTAGTTGTATATGTAAATGTTGATGATGTCCCACTACCAACTTGAAATCTCGTAGAAAATTCAAATGTGCAATCAATCCAATCACCAGCATTTGCATAAAGTGAGCCTAAAGTGTTGTAAGTTTCGTTGGTTACTAATAACGGCATTTATTTGTAGGTTTTAATTATTTCTTCAGCTTGTTCTTTGATTCTTTTAGGGTCAGTTTCAATGATTGCATTTTGTATTTGCTCTAATTGTTCTGTGCTTATTTCTGCTAAAATCTTATTATCATTTAAAACAGATTTCAACAAAGAATTTCCCTTTGTTATTTTGCTTAAAATTTCAGTTATTTCGTTCTCTTTAAACATTGATAGCTATTGTTTTCACGTTAAATGCTTCGTTACTTTCAATTGAATATTGAATTTCAGCACTTTTAGATTCGTTTATAAATGCAAAGGTACTAATTTTAAGGCTATTCCCTTGCATATCTTGAATGAAATTACTATTTAGCAACGCTTCAAAGTTAGAAGTGCTAAATGGAACAGTAGCGTTATATATTCGTTTGAAATTTTCTTTTACTTGGTTTGCTTTGTGAAATTTTTGATAGATAGCATTGGCACCTATTATCTTATCAAAATTTAACGCTTGTTTTCCCCCAGTTGTATAGATTAATTTAGTCTGAGTGTAGTATTGTTGGCTTATTTGAACAACACCTATCCTACCCTTAACCTTTGCTTGTAAATCACTATCACCACCAAAAAAATTAATCACATCATCAGCTAAAGTTGCAAAAGGAATACACGCTCTTTCAACTATTGTTAACTCTTTTTTAGGTATTCCAAATGCAAAAGGGTAGCTAATGTCTACAAGTCCTTTAATGGTAGTTAAATCTGCATTAACAGTTGTTACTGGCTCTGTGCTATATTCGCAATCAGTAGCCTCTATTTTGTCTAATGTGTGTATATCACTTGCATCTGTTTGATAGTGGCAATAGTACCTTTTCCAGCTTTCCCCAGTATTGTATGTCCATTGATTTTCTCTTGCATCTTGTAAATTCAAAGTATTTGTAATTGTAACACCTGACTGACTCGCCCAAAAGTCATCACTTTCTAAGTAAACAACATTATCAATTATTCTAAAATTTGATTGACTCCAATTTTCTAAGAAATTAAGTAAGCTACCTAACGTGGATACACTATCGTTTGCAGTTGGATAGCCTTTTGTATAGCTTCCATTATCTAAAGTTAATAGATTGGTAAAAATAGAGTTATTTTCTTTTGAAAGTGGTACTGGTAAAATAGTTAATTGTGAAAATTCATTTAATAAAGTGCTTGAAAATGTGTACCCTAATTTGGCGCAACCTTTTTGCATTAATTCAATAACTTTTGTTGCTTTTAAATATCTCTTTATAGGAAAAATTAACTCTAATATTTGCTTACTTAATTTAATTAAAGCAACAAGTAACCCAGCTACATATATCAACCTCGCAATTAATTTTACAGTAGCAGATAAAAAGTCACCTAAATTGAAGTTCATACCTATGTTAATCGTTTGTAAGAACTCAGCAAATGACACCTCTAAGTCTCTTATTCCTTCATCTAAAGCCTTTTGTAAAACGTAAACAGAGATAGCCATAGTTATTAGCAACTCTAATTGATTGTCTTTAATAATTAAATAAGGTACATTAATTGTGTTTATTGCGTTGTGTTTGTTTATAACCTCAAAACTTAACCCATCAGCTTGTTCTCTAAACCAATTAATTGCTTTTCTACGTTTAATTTTGACCTCAATTGTGCTATTACCAGCATCACTAAATAATGGGTTGTCTGTTAAGTCGATATAGTAATCTAAAGTAACCCCACCAACCTCAACAGTTAATGGAATTCCCTCGTGAAATCCTAAAGTTTGAGAGTGGTCAATAACCATTTGTTTAGCTTCATTTGCTAAAATAACACTATCAATGGTTAACTCGGCTTCTGCCCAACCTTTTGTGAAATCCATCTTAAAGCCAATTTCATCAGCATTAACTGGTCTTATTTCAATCCCATTAATAAAGTACCTTGTTTCGATTATACTCATTATTTTACTTTAAATTTAGAAGTAGTTGTACCTTTAGTGCTTTCGACTCTTTTGTTTAAAATCATATAGCTTTGGGTAATTTCTCCAAGTTCAATATTTGGTACTGGCTTGTCTTGTATAGCCTTAGTCACTTGGTCAAGTTTACTTTCAACATTCATTAATTTATTCACCATTTCGTGACTTCCAAAACCTAACATAATTTGACTATCAGGCATTAATTTACCCAACCTATGTTTTTCCATAATAGATGCAACCTCATCATTAGAATAGTTACCTATCATATCGTTTTGCTTTGATGTTAGTACACGCTCGTTTTGGTGTAGAACTGCGTGAAAACCTCCCTTACCATCTATATTTTGACCAGCACCACTCTTAGATGTGTTTTCTGTACCCTCTAAGAAAGCTGGTAGCGCATTAATAAACTGAGTTATTAAAGTTGTTGATGTCAACGCTTTAGTTAACGCTTCTGTATTTGTATCACCATTTGCAAGATTTGAGTTATACGATTGTAAAACTGAACTCGCTAATAAAATACGTTGCTTTCTTTTCTCTTCACGTTCACGTTTTGCGTTGGCTTCTGCAATTATTTTGTTTTGCTGGGCTAAACTTTCTTTTGCTGATATGTTGCCACTTTCGGCAAGTCCACGAAATAAATCAGCTTTCTTTTTTTCTGCATCAATCTCTTCATTAATTTTAGATATTCGCTCATCTGCTGACTTAATGAATAGTTGTGTAGTTGTTTCAATAGATTGTTTTATTATATCATACTTATCAACTTCATTGTCTATTATTAAGTTATTTATAGCTTTTTGTGCTTTTAAATCAATTACTTGTTGCTCTGCTAAAGATTTACCCAATTTGTCTAATTCAGCTTGTGCTAAAATTTTCTTTTTTCTTAACTCGTTTAGTTCCTCTTCACTTTTAACCCCTTCTGCTAATAGTATGTTGTACTCAGCTTCTAAAACATTGCGAGTTAAACGCTCTTTATTTGAGTCTGTAATATTAGGGAAGTTGATTCTACCAATATCAACTAACTTTACTCCATTAATCTCTTTTTTTCTGCGAAAAATTGAAGTTAAAACCTCAAGTTGTTTTTCTAAATTAACAGTAACTTCTTCTGAAACTACCCCCTCGTTATTTAAACCTATTTCTATATTTACTAACTCTTGGTTAAAAACACCTATCTCATCGTTATATAAAGTTTGAACTTCTAATAAAGATTTTAATTCATTCCTAATTAATAACAAGTTGTTTTGTTCATTACCTAAAGCTATGGCTCTTTCTACTGCGTTACCAACAAAACTTTTACCGAATTGGTCAACTAAACCAACGCCCACGTTACTCTGTGCTTTATCTACAATTTTTTGTTGTTCTCTTTTTTCTCTAAATAACTCTTTTATACGCTCATCTACTAATTTCTTTTGTGTTTTTAGAGCTTCGTTTGCGTTTTGTTTTACTGCTTTTATTTCTTTGTCCTTTTCCTCTCTTGACTTTTTAGTTAACTCTATTTCATTTATTTGCAATTGTACTTTTTCTCTTAATTTTTTTAGATTTTCTTCAGCAAAAGTTCTACCTCTTCCCGTTGCTTTGTTTAACTCATCAACCTCAAATCTCGCTCTTTGCGCACCACTCGCAACGTCCCATAAAGCACTTGCAAACTCAACAAATACAACCAATAAACCAGCAAGACTAATACTTTTAATTGCAGTACCTAACGCTCTCGCTGAAACACTCGCAGTTTTTGCACTTGTACCTATTGATTTAAACCCAGCAACTAACCCTTTTAAACCTCCTATGCTTTGGCTAAATCTAATAGCTTTCATTGCTATCTTAAACGTAATTAAAGCCTTAACAACTCGACCTAAAGTAGATAAGATAGACTCAAAATTATCAGCTAAAAATTTAATACCCTTTCGTAGTTTTTCACCAACACCACCAGCTTCATCCATCTTTAAAATAAACCCTTCAAATGCTGATTGAAGTAACTTTAAAGAGCCACCTAAAGTGTTTCTTTGAGTTTCTGCCATTTTCTTAGCAGACTCCTCACTATCTAATAGTTTTTCAGTTAAATTAGCTACATCTCCAGCAGTTTCCGAAAGTATCACACCAGTAGTTGCTCCACGTTTACCAAACAACTCTAAAGCAGTTTTATTTTTGTCAGTAGATGCGTTAATTTCTGCCATTGCCTCCTCGAATGTCATACCACTCTTAGAAAGTTCTAAGAAAACATTTCTAAGACTTGTACCAGCAGTTGAAGCATCCAAACCTCTATCAGTTAAAGTACCTAACAATGCAGTAGTTTGTTCTATATTAAGACCAGCAGTCTTTGCAACTGGTGCAACTGCTCTCATCGCAACTGCGAATTTCTCCATATCTAATGAACTGCTACTAAAAGACTTTGCCATTACATCAACAACTCTTTGCGTTTCAGTAGAATCTAAACCAAACGCTCTAAGTGTTGACCCAGTAACTTCAGCAGAACGTGCTAAGTCTGTACCAGTAGCTTCGGCAAGTAACAAAGTGGCTTCTGTTACATTCTCAATTTCTTTTTGTGTAAAGCCTAATTTTGCGTATTCTTTTTGAAGTTCAGAAACCTGAGATGCAGTAAATGTAGTTGTTGCTCCTAACTCTTTAGATTGCTCTGTAAGTTTTGACATTTGCTCAGTAGTTACTCCTAATACCGAAGCTAAATTTGCTTGTGCTTGTCCAAAATCTCTAACTACATTAAAAGACTTTCTAAGAATAGCAAACACACCAAACGCTAAACCTAATTGACCTAATGCACCTCTAAGTTTTCCTAATGCACTACCATAGTTACCTATGTTTATTTTCTGCTTACCTAAAGCTGAAGCATTCTTTTGTATTACCTTATTATTTTTGTCTAATTGTTTGTTAATTTCTTTTAAACGCTTCGCTCCTTTTGTCGTAGTGATGTTTAAATTATTACGCTCTTTTACTAACTTTTTACTCTCTGCTCTTAATCTATTTAAGCTACCTATTTGCGTTTTTTCAAGTGCTACCTCTTCTTTAAGTAGCTTGTTTCTTGCGCTCGTTTGTTGCTTTAAACGCTCTTGTTCTTTTAATAGTTGTTTGTTTATAGTTAGCTTATTTTTAGCTAATTGATTCGCACGTTGGGTTTGCTTATTTAATTCGTTTTGTCCTTTTACTGTGGTTGGTGACCCACCAGTTTTTGGTATCTTAGATTTAACTTCTTTGCTTAATGTTACAACTGCTTCTAATGCCTTTTTAAGCAAGTCTACCGATGCTTTAGCTTCCTTTGCTCCCTGAGTTAAGTTATCTAACGCACCCTTTGCTACTAAGTCGTTTTTTTCAATTCTTTTAATTGCCATTATTTAGTCTTTTGTTGTTTTTTAATTTGGTCGCTTTCTTTTTTCATCTCTCCCAGCATTGTATAAAGTTCTAAAACAGTCGTTTCACGCTCTCTAACGCTACTTCCTATCCATTTGGTAATATGTATCAAAGCAGTAGTTAAATCGCCCTCAGACTTCTTATTTAGCAATTCTAACAACTCAGCTTCTAATCTCCTAATGTGATTTAAAATAAAATTGTCATCGTTAATAACAAAATCACATTGAAATAATGCTATTTGTTTACGCAATTCTAACACCCTCTCAAAGTCTTTGCCTAATCCAAAACGAGCATAATAGCTATCCATTATTAACTCCCAAGCTAAAATATCATTGGCTTTATTACCAGCTTTGTTTTTACGAGTAAAGGTTAAATCACCCTCTTGACATTTTCGCCAATTGTACACGCTCAATTCATCTATGTTAGTTAGATAGTCTTTCATTTATTTCTTTTATGTATTTTCTTTTCAACATTTGAATTAATACCATTGTATTTTCTTCAGTTAATCCTAAAATATCTAACCCATAAGTAGTGGTTAACGGAACATCGTAAAGGCTCGTGTCATCAACTGCTATAAACATTCCGAAATTATCCACCTTAACTCTAAATGATTGGTAAAAATGCCCAGTATCTTTAAGTGTTATATGCCCAGCTCGTTTACCAAACACCTCAACTGATGTTTGTGAGTAGTCAGGTAAAGAAGTTCCGTCTGAACGCATACCCTCGTTAAATAGTTGGTCTTCTGTATTTAGTCGTATTATTTCAAATTGAACTTCTCTATCAATCACTTGAAACCAAATTACACTCTCATTTAGAGTAGATATTTTATTAAGATATGTAGTTAAGCTATCAAACATAAACAAAAAAACTCCCCAACAAATTAACGTGGGGAGTCCAAAAAGTAGAAATTATGAGTAGGTGCAAAAAAACACTTATTACAAAGATAGTAAATTTTTAGCACAAAAAAAATACCCTAACAATTTGATAGAGTATTTATTTAAAATTATAGGAGGCTTTCACCTCCCATTTTTGTTAGTTAGTTTTTTTAGAAACTTGGGTCGTGGTATTTTTCCATTGTTCCAAAAATAATTGATATTGGACTGTAATTCTTATAAACTTTGGTAATACCTTTCACAAGTTTCATTTTACTATAATACCTTCCGTTCTCCTCATATTTTTCAAATAAATCTTCAGAAATCATACCATTAGGAAAAACCCAATTATTCCAATTCCAACCGTATAAATCTGTATATTTTTTACTTAATGATTTTTGTAACTCAATAGTTTCGCTGTATCTACACCAACCTTTTTTTGGATGCCATTTTAAAGTTTTGCCTTCGCCTTCTGTAGATGTAAAGTCCCATTCTTGTTGACCGTAGATACCATCTTTATTTTTGATTTTTGCATTCATCCTACGGATTTGACATTCATTACCATCTTCACTTACTGATAAAACCTCGTATGGATTTCTATCGGAGTACATTAACTCTGTCGCTCCCTCTCCTACTTTTGGCTCTGTTGAATTGTTTCCCATCATCTGATTTACAAATCCTCCTGCAACTCCTACTTTTCGATATTGTCTTTTTTCTGTTTTCATTTTATTTGTTTTAAGTTTTTAAATAAGGGGACTTGCATCCCCATTGTTTTTTATTAACAAGATTTTCTTTCTGCTTCTAATTTGTCTAATACTTTAAGCATCATATTAACCTCTCTTCCTACCCCCTCTTCTCCTTCAATATAATCTAAAT